CTTGCATCACAGAGCTTCTCTGCAATGGCACCTTCGAGACGGTTTATCATGTTCTGCAGACTCTCAAGCTTGTCCACGTCGGAAGTACCAAGGAACCTGCCGTATTCCGAAATGTTCTTCTGAAGAACTACGGGATATACGTCGGGGACGTAGTTCGGGATCCTCAGAGGTTCGGGATCCAGTACGTTTGCGCTGTCCGGAGCGAGCACCGAACCGTCATGCAGCTTAAGTGAGTCGTACCTCTCCTCAAATCTCTCTGCAGAATCACTTACCCGAGTGGATCCGCAACTCTCACACTTACCTTCACCGGACAGAACGATCTTTCCGCAGTCCTCACACCGCATCAGATGTCTCGCCTGGTAGTCGTCGGTGTATTCGAGAACCGTGTCACCTACAAAGGAAACACGGCCGATAGCACCGGAATCGGATCGGAAATATCCCACGATCTGACTGACCATGTCGTTTTCTGCCTGAGCCTCCTCAAGAGAATCCATGGATGCCTTTACCTCGGGGAACTCCTCACTCTCATCCGATACGTCAACACCGTAGCGGCGGCGTATGTACTCCTTCGTCTGAGGCAGGATCAGGAATATGTAGTCCATATCCTCAACGTCCGTGTAAACACCGGGCTGAGGAATGATCTGCTTCGGATGGAGATACGTCACACAAAGCTCACCTTTACTGCGACCGCGGCGTGCAGTGGAATCCCACTCAACGAGATAGGCGGCACCGCCCTGAACGGGAACGATACGTTCCATCATATCGTTCACGTCCTCGAAAGGCATACGGTCCATCTCACTGCGGAGAAGATCCTCGATCTCTTTTGCGAAATCCTCATCCTCAGCATCCATGGGCGATACCTTTGGGAAAGGGAAGTAGCTCTGTACCTGAGCCTCGATCAGCTCAGCTACGACGTTTCTAAGATGAGGTGTGTCTTTTGCCTCATCTCCCTTGAATACAGGCTTTATCTCGTTTGTCCCGAGATAAAGTTTCTCCCTTTTCTCCATATCCGTAAGAGCACTCGCGTACGCCGTGTGCGCTGCTTCAAATTTCGTTTTCCATTTTTCAGCCTTCATCAGCTGATTTTCAGTAAGCTTCGCCAAATCAATACCTCCTTATCGTGCATCTATGATGTACACTTCATGTGCCGAAGGCACGCTTCATTTCTTCACGTGCCGCATTGCGGCACACTTCACTCACCTCGGATTTACCGAGGTGCACCCCACATCTTTATCATCATCTGCCGCTCTGACTCCGAGCCGGCATTGTAATCGTCCCACATGTCCTTCGTCCAGGGATCCTTCGCCTTCTCCACACCGGGAACGATGATCTTCGGCGACGGTGCCTGTGACCTTGCGGCATATGCTATGGCAAGTGCCATAACACAGTCATCGTGTGCACCGGCTTCAGCCTCCGGACGGAATTCTGCATTACGCACGAACGTCTGCATCTCCTCCAGTGTCACCCGATCACAGATCGCAGACACGTCATTACGGAAAGACTCAACCAGATAAGCAATGGCAAGAGGACGTGTCTTTGAGTCCGTCACCCAGCCATGCTTCATCTGCATCTTACCCGTGAAGGTGTCAAGCACCTCACGAACGTATTGTCTCGGATACCCCCACTCACGGAGCTTCCTCACCACGTATGTGGAGAAGTTCACCTCCACCGCAAGGAGAGCACTGTTGTACATAAGCCCAAGACAGTACAGCTGAGCTGCGAACATCTCTTCACCGTCCTGCATCCTGAGCGTGCATACCTGCTCACCCGTCACCGCATCGATCACCTGACCTACAAACCAGTCTGAACCTGTACCGGCAGTGTCGGCGCCGATAACGTAGCTCTTACCCTCTTCGGGATTCTTATAAATGCGAATAATACCGTTTCCCGAGCCGTCAGCAGCTCCGAGATGAACGAATTTTGCATCGATAGGCTTCTGCCCCTCGGGAGGAATATTCTCAAAATAACCGACTTCTCGCGGCTCTGAGAGAGATGTCAGCCTCTCCGAGATCAAACGAGCATTGAATACCGTGCGGCCCGTAACTCCCCATTGACCGAGGCAGTATACCTGGTAGTAGTATTCATCTGTCTCACGGAAGTGCTCAAGCACCTCCGCCGACTCCACGGGCAGGAATCTGTTGTCGAGATACGTGGATTCCGAGATTCTCGCACGGGGATCAGGTTTGTCGAAGAACCTTGCCTTCAGCCAGTGAGTAGCACTGACCGGGTTAAAGGTAATGATCGTCTGCTTGTAGTACGGGCTGGGATCACGAAGTCTGATGTCAAGCTGTGACAGATCCCTCTCCTCAAGCTCCGTCGCCTCCTCGATCCAGACAGATGTGATGTGGTGGATCGACTTAAGTCTCTCAACGTTGTCAAGACCTCGAAGCAGGATCTCCGATCCGTTGGGGAACGTAAACGTCATGTTTGTCACGTTCACCTTCACGTCAAGATCGGGATAGTGCTCACCGAGATGAGAACGGAGCAAGGAAAAGCATGAGTCACGAAGATCTTTGCCGACCTTTCGCACTACAAGCTGACGGTGTCCCGCTTCTCCGATAGATCTCCATAAAACCTTGTCAGCGGCAAAGTGACTCTTACCGGATCCACCACCGCCCTTGAGCACAAGGTATCTCTTCCTGCAGAAAAGAAGCGGCTGGAACTTATCGAGCGTCCGATCAAGAAGATGCCCGAGATCCACAGCTGCAGCATAAGCTGCATCTATCTCACGACTCGTCATCGTCTTCAAGGCACTTCACCCTCTCCGAGATCCGATGAATGTACTCCAGCTTCTGATCTGAAGTCAGCTCGGCAGATCTGTCGATACTGCCAACAGCAATATCCTCACCCTCGGAATAGTTTCTCTCAAGGTTGATCTCCACAGCACGAATCCCCTTCGTCCGTGTCATAAGCTCATGCAGAAGAAAAGATCTGATCTTCTGTTTTACCCACGCTCCGACAGCACTCCACTTCTCATCGGTACTGATGTACCTACGCCAGGTCTCCCGTGAGATCCCGAGATAAATACAGAGAGCTGTGATGGACGGTGGTACCGCGTATTCGATGTATTGAATCGGTGCACCGTCGTCATTGAAAATGTCACGGGACTCAAATATGTCGTGACCATATTTATCAATCTCACCGGTGGGAACCCTCTCACTGGCAGTAACCGTCCTGGATATAGAGCGAAAGTATTCCTCGCAGGAGGCACGAAGAGCTGCTGCGCTTTTGTATTTCTTTTCTGCCACGTGTCAGCCCACCACTCCCTTCGGTCGTTTGGCGATAGTTTCCTTCGCTATGCAGAGGCACAGCGATTCTGCTCCGCAGAACCGGAAACAATTCGCTCCTTCACCCTGAAACGAATTCTGTCGAAGCAAATCCTCACCCCACCGCTTCGCTTGGGTGGTTATCCCTTTACTGTCGAGAGCGACAGCAATTTTACTTCGTAAAACCGGAATCCCCACCCCTTTCCCGTTCCGATCGCTATGCCGGATACTCCATCCCGGTACCTATACAATACCACCCTTAGGGGGTCGTTTAATTGCAACTTTGTCCGTAGCACGGGCAGGCAATCACCGGCACAGCTCCACCTAAATGTCAAAGAGTTCCCACGCGGATCAAGACGTCGTATAATAAAAAAGATCCGGGAAGGATCTCTCCCTCCCGGATCGGGTATTATTTGATTAAATCGGGGTTGTCGTAGATGTTGCCGATGACTTCATAAGTGTTACGCTCACAATCATATAACGGCATAAAACATCCCTCTATATACTTAACCTCTTTTATTTCAGTTTCAGAGTGCGGATAACAACCGATATCGTATATAATCGAACACTTGATAATATCACCCTCGAAGATCTTCCGACCGTTCTTGTCGCATATCCCGGTGTACTGGCCGACAGTTTCGGGAAATACTTCACCGTAGCCGTAAATGTGCGGTTTCCCATCATTACCGTCCTGCAAACGTACAAGGTCACCGAATACCCATTGCCCCCTTTTCCATCGTTGGCCGTCGGTTTTCGCTATTCCCCTGAATAGAATATCACGCATTTTTCTCATCACAGCTCAATATGTTCGATCTCAGCTCTGACCTCAAGCAGATGCAGGTACTCTCCCATTTTTCTTTGATGTTCACGAAGCAGATAAACAGGGCAGTCATGTTCCGGTGCTACAACACCTGCTTTATAAGAAGCTGCAATCTCAGAAGCTTCAATCTTCGTGTTGAACTTCTTCAGCTTCTCATAGCGGATCTTCGTCTGCTCATACTCAGCTCTGAAGCGTTCTTTGTAATCGGACGAACGCATCATCTCGATCGTGTGATCGAAAGCAGTGTTCTTCGCTTCTTCTGTGGCCGTACAAGGCGCCTTCGCTTTTTCTGTGGCAAGAATATACTCGATGATCATTTTGGCATCTTCTACCGGAATGGTGAGAGCGCACAAGTCTTCTCCCTCTCCACAATTTCCGGTTTTCTCTTCCAATACGGCCGCAAACGCACACGTGACATCAATGATCTTCTTTTCCATGTTCATGCTCCTTTTTGTTTTTTGAATTATTTGTTTTCATTTTCCGGGGTTCCCGAGATCTTTTAGAGAATAATCTTCTTCATCACAGCTCACCTCCTCTCCGTTCTCATATTCATCGCACTCGATCCCGCTGACCTTGTGAAACACGATCTTCGGCCATTCGCACCAAACGAAACGCCGACACTTTCTACAGTCCACTATCCTCACCCGGATCCGTTCTAGTATAGTTCCGTCTATTCATGCCAAGTATAATTTGAGCATCCAAAACAGTACGGTATACCTGATGCCTTGATGTGTTCTTGATCGGACGAAACTTGCCGGCACAATCTATGTTCGGGATAATAAGTAGATCCTCTAACAGAGCGTATACTCTTTTATATTTCTTCTCGTTTTCCCTCAACTTCGCGATCTCTGCCTGTTGGCATCCGATGATATCCAGAAATTTGTTTCCGGAACTACTGCACTCTGTACACTGTGCTTCACCCGGATCTGTATACTGACGTACCGCCTCATCAAGAAATTCTATCGTCCGTATGAGACGTGCGATAAGAATCCGTTTCTCCAAATTCAAACAGCCCCACCTACCGTAATGAACATCACCTA